GTCGGGGCTTGTGGGTGGGCGACCATCTCTGCCGAGCGGCACCAGCCCGGATGGCTGGCGGTCAGGTGAAGTAGGGGGAGCAGGGGTGGGTCAGCCGCGGAAGCGGTCGCCCAGGACGTGCTGGCGCAGTGCGGGACCGAAGTACTGAGCCCGCTCGTCCGGGCTGTACTCGTGCAGCGGCTTGTTGGGCCAGTCGCTCGGCAGGCCGTTCTCGTTCAGGCCCGCGCCGGGCTGTGCGCCGGACTCGCTGACCTGCTGGGCGACCAGGCCCTTGCGGGTGGGCGGACCGGACTGCTCGACGTGCTCCTGCACGGCCTGCGGCAGCGCAGCCTTGACGCCCTCGGCGACCAGCCGGGCGATCATCTGCTCCTGGGTCTCCTGGACCACCAGCGCGGCCTCGGCGACCGGCGCAGCGGCGACCGGGGCGGCCTCGACCGGCTTGGGGGCCATCGAGGTCACCAGGCCGGTGATCGCGTCGGTGAGCTTGTCGAACTTCGCCGACAGGGCGTCGATGCCGCTGTCGCTCGCCGGGGCCTCGGCCGCCGGGGTGGTGGACTCCGCCATCGCGGGTTCCTCCTCTTCTTGGGTCGCGGCAGCCGAGTCGGGCGCCGTGGTCTCGGTGGTGGGAGCGGACTCCGCGGCCTCGCCGGCGTCTGCGCCGGGGGCCTTGCAGGTCTCGCAGCCGCAGCCGCAGGGGCAGCCGCCTGCGACGGCCATGGGGTGGGGCACGGCGCAGCCGCAGCCGCAGGCGCACGCCGATCCGGGCTCTGTGGCCATGCCGGTCTCCTCGTCGTCGTGCATGTCCTTGTCGGTGTCCTCGTCGTCGGCGCCGGGCACGTCGATGTCGGCGTCCAGGTCCGGATCGAGAGTCAGGCACGCGTTCACCGCGCCCTGCATGGCGGCGCGGCCCACAGCGTCGAGGTCGTGGGCGTCGAGGAGGCTGGAGGACACGGTCACGGTGGTGGGGCCGTTGGTCAGCGACACGTACAGGCTGCTGGCGGTGCCCGGCATGTCCCAGCACTCCGCGAGGGACTCCGAGATCGCGACGGCGGGGTCGATCAGCCAGCCCTCCTGCGTCGCCACAGTCACACCGAAGCCCTTCAGGGCTTTGACGATGCGCTGCTTGACGCGCTTGAGCTGCGCGGAGGAGTACTTGCGGGCGTTGTCCTTCTGGTTCACGTAGGACCATGCGGCCTTGGCCTTGGCCTTCGTGGACACGTCGTAGCGCTGCTTCTTGTCCGCGAGGTAGCCGGGGTCCGCGTAGCTGCGGTCGCCGTCGCCCTTCAGGCCGGACGTGCGCTTCGACACGGCGGGCGTCTGCGCCTCGGTGATCTCCACGGTCGCCTCGACGGACTCCGTGATCGGCACCCGCTGCGAGCCGTCGGACTCGCGCGGGACAGAGCCCAGCGGGTCCACCGACTCGATCCACGCACCGTCCACGCCCGGCTTGCGGGTGTAGTCCAGGCCGTCGAGCTCCAGGTCGTCCGCCGTCTCCACCGTCCGGCCCTCGTGCTGCTCGCGCCGCACCCTGCCCAGCCACGCCCCGCGGATCGACACGCCCCGCAGCACCGGGTCCGGGCCGGAGATCAGGGAGTGAATGTCGCGGCCCGCCGCGGTGTCGGTCAGGACCGCGGTGTACTTCGCGGAGCCGTCGGCTTCGTGGGTGAGGGAGGTGATCCGGCCGACGATGCGCGTCGAGTCGTCACCGGCCTCGTGGTGGGTCAGCGTCGTTAGCGGCATGCCGCCGTCGGCGATGCGCTGCTGGGCGCGGCGCACTGCGGAGCCGATGGCCTCGGCGGTGTAGAGCCGATTGTTGCGTGAGACGCCGGGCCGGATCGCAGTGCCGGTCACAGTGGCGATGGCCGCCATCAGCGCTCCCTCCTGGTGGTCGTGGTGCGCCGGATCGGGCGCTGGGTGCGCTGGGCGAGCAGCCGCAGGATCGCTTCGCGGACCTGCGGATCTTCCTCGATCGCGCGGACGAGGTCGGCACGGAACTGCTCGGCTTCGGCATCCGCCGGTGCGCGGCGCGGCGGACGGGCGTACATCAACGCCCCGACAGGCAGATCGACACGCTGGGGAACACCGGCGTCGTCCCGGCCACAGTCCAGGCGATGCGCCCGTACCGAGGCAGCGGCAGCGACGCCGACGTGGTCGACACGGTCGGCATGTTCTGGCCCGCCGTGGCCCACGCGGACGCGCCGGCGGCGTTGACGGTCGCGGTCTTGACGATGCCGGGGATCCAGTTGCCGTCCGCGTCCTGCACGTCGAGCTGCGCGAGCAGCGTCGGCGTGGTCCCCGTCGGGGTGCCGGTGACGTACAGGGACAGCCACACGTCGGTGACGTCCAGCAGGTCCACCAGGGGACTGCTGCCGCTGTTGCCGCTGGCCGTCAGGGTGGTGCCCAGTCCGAAGGACTTCAGGTCGAACAGTGTCCGGGGAGGCAGGGTGAAATTGCTCAACGGGTCCTCCCGGTCAGGTGAACCAGCCGGAGTACCCGGTCAGGTCGAGGTCGGCGGACGGGGTGCACCGGCAGCGCGGATGGTCAGGGCAGGCGGGGAACGCGTCCGGCGTGTACGGGCCGTTGTCCTCGTTGTCCTGGCACGAGGCGCAGACGTTGCCGTCCCCCGCGGTGATCCAGTCGATGACGGTGACGCCCTGCCGCTGGTACAGGGCGAGCATTCCGGCGCCGACGGCGGTGGTCATCAGCCAGTCGACGATGAACGCGACGAAGCCGCTGCGCGCGGCATCGAGGGTGCGGCTTGCGCCGTCCAGCATCTCCTCGTAGCTAGCGTCGTCCTCGGCGAGTTGCGCCAGGACGCGGGCGAGGTCCGTAGTGGCCCGGTCGAGGAGCCGCTGCTGCCACGTCCCGGCCTGCGACCACAGCGTGTCGAGGCGCTCCAACTGCTGGTAGGCGCGCTGGAAGCTGGTGTCCCAGTCGAGGCCGTCCTTGCCGGCGCCGTTCGCGGCGATGGCGACGGCGCTGACGATGCCCTCCGCCTGGCCGGCGGCGAGCGCGTCTCGGATCGACTGCCGCAGCACCGCCCAGCCGGGGGTTTCGGGCAGTGCGTGCAGCATCGCGGCGGCGGCGGCCAGCGCCGCGGCCTTGATCTGCGTCTGGTCTCGCTGGGCCTCGGTGAGGCCGAGTTCGGCGCGCAGGTGGTGCAGGCCGTCGCGGAACAGGCGGGGGCGGATGAGCGTGCGCCAGGCGTCGTTGACGGTGTCGGTGTACTGCCGGATCAGGCGGTCGCGGCGGTCGTAGACCGTGGCCCAGTGCCCTTCCAGCTTGCCGAGGTCGAGAGTCGCCTCAAGGATACGCGGATCGTCGGCGTGCTCGACTGCGAGCTGCACGGCGACCGTGCACGCGGCATGGACGCGCCCGGTCAGCGGGCCCCCGGTGGATGCCCAGCCGGCGGCGAACGCCTGCCGGGCGAAGGGCTCGATCGGATGCACGTGGCCTCCCGAACGCCCTCGAACCGAAGGTCACCGTTCGGCCACGGCCTGACGGTCGATCAAGAACCGGTGCCAGCATGGCGACCCACTACAACCCCAGGGGGACGCATGGGACTGTTTGGCAAGAAGGAAACGCAGACCGGGCCTGCGCCGCTCGCCGAGTACAAGGTCACCTACAAGGGCGGCCTCGCGCAGCTGCCCAAGGCGAAGGTCGGCGGCATCATGCTGCAGATCTGGCCCGACCGGTTCGACCTGCAGCCGACGACCGGCTCCAAGAGCTTCTGGCAGCCGCTCACGATCCCCTACCCGGCCATCACCGACCTGCAGATCGTGCAACGGCAGGTCGGAGGCTTCGAATCCGTCCTCGCCGCGGGATCCCGCAACGGAACCCGGGACCTGCAGACCGACAACAACCTGCACCTGCACTACACCGACGCCACCGGCACGCCCACCGTGCTGCGACTGGAGATGCTGACCGGCGTCACCGTGTCCAACCAGGCAGCCAAGTGCACCGAACTGGACGACCTGCTGCGGACCAGCGGCATCCGCCAACAGTTCCACAGCGCACCCGCGCCCGCGCGAGGCGGGTCGCTGACGGATGAACTCGCACGGCTACAGGACCTGGCACAACAGGGCGTGCTGTCACCGCAGGAGTTCGCCGCCGCGAAGGCGCAACTACTCGGCCTCTAGCCGATCTCCTTGGGCAGCAGCGCCTCGACGTCCTGCGCCCGCAGCGGATGATTGGGCTCCGTGTCGGGCTCCAGGGCCGCCACCTCACCGGGTGGCGGCCACTCCTGGCTGTCGTCAGGCTGCCCGCTCATCCACACCTCCAGGCAGTGACGCCAGCGCCTCACGCAGCCGGGACCGGTACAGCGACCGCAGCCCCTCCTGCGCATCGTCCGCAGGAGGGGCAGGAGGCGGTGGACTGGCTCCCGCGAACGGCGCCAGGGCCGTCGGGACGGGCGCTGGTTCCGGCTTCTCCATCGACATCGGCTCACCATCAGCCGGCGCCGCGGGCTCCAGGGCGGAGCCCTTGGCCTTCGCGGCGACGCCTGCGACGGACATGGCGTCCATGTCGCGCCACAGGACGATGTTCTGCCGGTCGATCAGGACCGCGTCGTCGCCTCCCGGCGTCGGAGGCTCCCCGATCTCGGCCCTGCTCTTGTTCAACGTCCACATGCCGTTGCGGATCCGCATGTCCCGGATCTGCTCGATCGTCAGCGAGTCGCGCATGTCGATGTCGCGGAACTTCAGGTGCCAGCCGGACACGTTGAAGCCCTGCCGCGCCAGGTGGAACTGCAACTTCTCCAAGATCAGTTCCGCGATCGGGTCGCAGGTGTTGACGCGGAACGTCTTGTCCTGCGCCTCACCGGTGCCACCGCCGAGGTTCCCCGACTCGATCACACCCGCCTTCGCGGGAGGGCAGCCGTAGCACGCGAGGATCTCGTCCCGCTTCTGGTCCAGGAACGTCTGCAGGTCCGACACGCGGCCCGTCGCCAGCTCCTGGACGGTGGCGCCGCCCTTCGTCGCGATCGGGAACCCGATGTTGCGCGGGCCGATGTTCCGCGCAGAGTACTGCTGCAGCCAGCGGTTCATCTCCGGCTGCGCGGTACCCGCCGGGAAGTCCACGTGGACGTTGACCGGCATGCCCTTGCGGAAGATCTCCTTGCCGGTGCTCGACGCGAACAGCCAGGACGTGATGGGCAGCAGCGCGGCCTGCGTCGGGCTGACGCCGAACACGCCGGACCTCGGCGCGTCGAGCGCGAGGTGGATGACCTCGCGGGGCTCGAACATCGCGGTCTGCCCGAACTCCGTCGCCTGCTTGTAGCCGGTGACCATGCCGTGCTCGTCGGACAGCGGGAACAGCGTCGGGCAGTCCAGGTTGTACAGCGCGACGGGCTGCTTCCCGATCCAGGACACTTCGAGGTAGGCGTCGCCGAACACGAGCAGGTCCACCACGACCGTGCGCAGGATCTTGCGGATGTCGTCGTCCGGGTTGCAGTACGCCAGCAGCCGCTCCAACGCCAGAACCTCCGGCGGCTTCTGCGGAGTCTCCTCGTCGCCCTCGCCGTCGTCGGAGTCCCAGTCCATGACCAGGCCGCCCGCGGTGATGGTCCGCGCGATGGCGTTCGTCGCCGCCCACGACCACGGACACGCCAGGTACGCCTCGTGCAGCTCCTGCATGAGCGAGCTGCGGTCCGTCTGGGTCGCAGTGCCCATGCCCTGCTGGTACTCGGTCAGGCCGCCGGGCGGGATGCCGACCTCGTAGCCGCGGCGCTCGGGCAACTTCGCCGGACCCGGCAGCGCAGCCTCCATGACCGGCTGATCGTCACGCTGGAACCATGTGCTCGGGCGGAACCACGCCACGCCGCCCACCCCCGTCGCTCGTCAGATGAAAGGGGAGAGCTGCACGGTGCCGCGCGGAGTCTCGTCGTCCTCAGCCCACGGATCCGCAGTCGCACTGTCGCGGGGCCGGACGGCCACGGTCGGACCGAGCGCGTTCAGGAGCTCCGCGATCTGCTCCTCGGCCGGTGCGTCCAAGATCGGGAACTCCGGACCGGCACCCAGGTTGATCGCCAAGTAGCGCAGCGCGTCACACGCATGGTCGGAGGCCGTGGTGTCCGCATCCTCGGGATTGCCGGTGGTGGCGTGCGGCAGAGCGGGCAGTTCCCGCAGCAGGTTGCTGCACATGCGGCTGATGTGGACCATCGGGCAGCTCTGCCAACCCAACTCGCGGTGGTGCGGGCACGCCGGCGCGTCGCCCAGCAGCGAGTGGACGCGCTGCCAGCCCGGTACCCGGCCGCCCTTGCCGGCGGGCGTTAGGTGCACGCCGTTCTCGGCGTACACCGTGGAGATGGGTTTCGCGTCGCCGCGCGTCGCCCACATCGCATCGTCGGCGTACCGCGCGACGACGTTCTCCCCGTCGCGCTCAGCGGCGAGGATGCGCTTCGCCTGGTCCATCTCGCCGACCTGCCGCTCGTACACCTCGCGGTAGATCCACAGGCGGCCGTCCTCGTCGACAGCGCCCCACAGCACACACCACGGCGCGGTGTAGCCCCAGTCCAGGCCGTTGTACCGGCGCCACGTCTGCGGCAGGGAGCGGGGTTCGACGACGTGCCGGTCCCAGGAGAACTCGGTGAACATCTGGCCCATGAACGCGTCCCACGACCCTTCGAGGAACGCCTTGCGCATCTGCTCCGGCAACGCTTTCAGGTCCTGCGCGTACTCGGGGTTGACGTGCGGGTTGTCCGCGAGGCGTGAGGGGATGAACCGGACGCTGCGCCCGCGTTCGTCGATCACGACCTTCTGGCCGTAGTCGGTCGCGTCGACGTACCGGGCCTTGCTGGTGCCGTGCCCGGGGCCGCCCGGGTTGGTGCCCGACCGGATCCCGATCACGGGGATGTCGGCGCGCCCGGACCGCAGGCGGGACTCCAGGAACGCGCACACGTCCGGCGGCGTCAGGTTCCGTTCGTCGAACAGCAGCATCTGGTACTGCCCGCCCTGACGCCGCGTCGCATCCTTGATCGACTCGGCGTAGCGGAACATCAACAGCGACCCGTTGGGGAACCGCAGCTCGAACTCCGAGCCGTTCCACGCCGCACCCAGCGCCCGCGCGAACTCCACCTGCGCCAGCTCCGCGAGCAGGCTCTCCTTCAGCTCGCCGTAGGTGCGCCGGAACGCGCCCACGCGCAGGCCCGGGTGCTGCACGCAGCGCCGGATCCCGTCCATGACCAGGGCCTTGGACTTCCCGCCGCCCGCAGCCCCGCCGTACAGCACGTCGTACTCGTCAGCGGCGTGGAACTCGCTCTGCTTCGCAGTCGGGGTGTAGCCGAGGACCGTGAAGACGTCGACCCTCTTCAGACGCTCGGCTTCACGCCGGGCCAGCTCGGCCCGCGCCTCGCGGATCTGCTCCACCAGCGACAGCTTCAGCGTCGTTAGCGGCGAGGAGGGTGTTGAGGCGCTCGGCCTCGGCGGTGAGGGCGTCAAGGGTGAGCACCTCCACCCGCTGCGCCGAGTCCAGCCCCAGGAGCTTCGCCCGCCGGTCCTGGATCTTCAGCAGGCGGTCGATCGCGGCGAGTTTCGGCTTGTCGTCCAGTAGCGGCAGGCCCGTCGTCGGATCCTCCGCCACCCGCCCCGACGCGGAGATCTCGTAGTGCGGGGTGCGCATGACCTCGATTGCGGTCGCCGCAAGGTGGTCCAGCTCCTGGATCTCCTCCTCGCGGTACGCCTCCAGGCTCGTGCGGACCTCCGCGAGGCGCTCCTCCAGCAGCCGGTTGAAGTCCCGGCTCGCGTGTTGCTGACTGGCGTAGCCCAGCTCGGCGTAGAACTCGGCGTAGGGCCTGCGCTGCCGCCGGTACTCGACGAGCTTCGCTCGGCGATCGGCGAGGGCGGCGCGCTCAGCTCGGTTCAGGCCCATCGCCGACCTCCGTTCGCCAGTGCGCCGGCCCGCGCCACTCGGCGGCAGGCGCAGGGTTGGCTGCGTGCGGCTGCTCGGGTGTGCAGCCGCAGTCGGGCAACTGGCCGTGGTCCGGTCCGGGGCAGTGGGCCTGGTGGACGAGGGCGGCGGCGTCGAGGCTGATCGCGTGCCCGCTGCAGGCGTACACCGTCCGCGCGTAGTCCCCGGACGTCGGCATCGGCCCGAAGACCGGCGGCGGCATCTGCACATCCCGCAGGAGGTAGGCGTTGTCCCGCCGGCCCTGCTCGATGGCCAGCTCGACCGTGAGTTCGTCATCTGTCAGGCGCCGCAGCCACTGCGCTACCGGGGCCTCGCCGCAGGTCGCGGCAGAGCAGTCCGGCCGTGGTGAGGGCGGCAGCGTCAGCGGCGCGGGCTCGGGGGCGGGTTGCGCGTCAGGCTGCTGCTGGATGCGCTGCATCATGTCCATCCCGGGCACCTCCGATCACACAGCCTGGGCCTGGAAGTTCGGGTAGGTCAGATCGGCAATGGCGACGGTCTGGTAGCTGCTGTAGAGGTCCACGTCGACGGGCTTGAACACGAGGACCACGACCTGGTCCTCATCCGGCTGGTACGTCGGATCGTCAGAGTCGGCCAGGGCATCGGTCCAACTGTCGTGGGTGACGACGACCAGTGCGGGCAGCCCCTGATAGATCGCCATGGTGCCGACGTTGGGTGCGCTCATGCGATGCTCCTTAGCTCAGGCCGTACCACTGGGAGCCCCAGCCGCCGGTGATCAGACTCGTCGACTGGTTCGCCAGGGTGATCGAGGAGGGCAGCGTGGTCTGCCCGGTCAGCATGTTCGACATGTACAGGTGCGGTGCCGCCAGGCCCGAGTTCGCGGTCACGCCGCCGCCGGTGGCCTTCAAGTTCCACGTGGTCGACGCGGTCCCGCCGGTCCAGGTCCCGTTGAGGACCAAGCCGATGAAGTACTCCCCGGCTGGCGCCGCGTAGGGCGCGGTGAACGCCACCGTGTGCAGCAGCGCCACGTTGATGACTGACGACAGGTCCGCCGTCACCGCCCGCCGGGTGCCGTTGGAGTCGTACAGGCCGAGGTAGCAGTTGCTGAACGCGGGGCTGGTGTTGTCGACACCGGAGACGCCGAACAGGATGTTCGTCAGCGTCGCGGCGGTGCGCAGCAGCACCCGCTGGAGTGTGACGACGCCCGCGTTGGCAACCAGCAGCGTGTCGGTGTTCCCCGCCTGCAGCGGATTGACGGTCGCCCAGATCAGGTTGTTGTCGGCCGGTACCCACATCGGGGAGGCGTGGCTGTGCGCGGCGTCGGCGTACTGGCCGCTGGCGCCGGCGGCGAGGGTGTTGCCGACGACGGTGATGCTGCCGACGGTTCCGGCGGTCGGGATCTGTCCGAACGTGGCGGAGTCCTGCGGCTGTGCACCGTTGGTGAGGCCGGTGAATTTCTGGCTGTTCATGGGAACGCTGTCCGCGGCGGGGTGCAGTGTGGCGAGGACGTCCAGGGCCGCTGTGCGGACTGTCGGTGCCGAGCTCGTGCCGCCCACGACGACGGAGGCGTCGGCGGCGCTGAGCGTGGTTGTTGCGGCGGGGGTCTGCCAGTCGGCGGTGGTCGAGGACAGGGCGGTGACGACCTGCCCGGCGCTGGGTGTGCCGCTGATCGTCACCCCGACCGGAACGACCGGCGGCACCGGTGCGAGCGCCGACAAGTCCACGGTCGGCGCGGACGCGCTCGGCAGGGAGATGTTGTACACGCGCAGCGGCCGGCCTGCGATGGCCTCCGTGACGCGGTAGGTGAACGGTTCGGGGCTGAGCTGGGTCTGGTCGGTCGCGGCGAGCTGGATCAGCACACGGCCGGTCGCGTCGAGGACGACGGTCGTGTCCCCGCTGTACAGGATCGTTGTGCCGGTGGCGTCCGCGAGGGGGTAGTCCAGGGAGAACGTGACGGTGCCGGTGCAGGGCACGCCCACGGGGGTGAGGTAGGTGCCGGTGACGGTGACCACCGTGAGGTTCCCGGGCAGTGCCATTCCGGCCCCCTAACTGGTGATCGTCAGGAGGTACGCGGGCAGGACCGGGACTTCGGGGTTGTCGGTGATCCGCACCCACACCTGGTAGGTCCCGGTCGCGAGCTGCACCGTGCCGCCGGGGCCGACCAGGCACTGCGCGGTGTACGAGGTGCCGCCGTTCGCGGACTGCGTGCTCGCCCACGACCCGGTCCACCACTGCGCCCCGAACACCGATGCGCCCGGCGCGAGGAATGCGAACGCGACGGGATCGGCGGTGGGGTTGTAGGGCACGTCGTTGACGGCGGCGTTCACCGACGCCTGCACGTACTGCAGGCTCGCGGGCGACATCGTCTGCACGAGGGCACCCCCTGACTACTCGTCCGGTTCGCGGGCCTGCCATGTCGGGGGCTTCTCCGTGCTGCCCCACCTGCCTTCGGTCGCCCGCACCGCCCATGTGGAGGCCTTCGCGCGGACCGTCCAGGCGAGGCCGCGCAGTACCGCCGGGGTCTTGACCAGGAGGGTGGTTGCGGCGCCCGTGGCGGTGACGGTCAGCAGCAGCTGGTGGGCGTTGCCGGACGTCCACGACGCGGCCGCGGATGCGCGCACTGCCAGGGTGCTGGCGATGCTGCGGCCCGTGGCTGCGGTTCCGGTCGCGGCCGCGGTCAGGCTGTGTGCGACCGCCCGCCCCAGGCGCGCCGATCCCGTCACAGCAACGGACACGGTCCGCCCGACGGTGCGCGCCGAGGCCGCGCCTCCCACCGCGGTGGCAGTGGAGCTGCGTCCTATGGCCCGGCTGCTCTGCGGTGTGCCGGTCGCGGTGGCCGCGGCGCTTCGGGCGATGCCGCGGCGCACGAGGGCCGTGCCGGTAGCGGTGACCGTCAGCAGCAGCGTCAGGGCGCGCCCCGCAGTGGAGCTCGCCGCGCCGGTAGCAGTGGCGGACACGGTCCGGCTGATGGCGTGCCCGAGCGTGGCCGCCGCATTCGCGGTGGCCTGTCGGGCTGCGGCCACCTGCCTGCCGATGGCGCCCGCCGCGGTTGCGCCGGCGGTCCGCGTGGCGGCTACGGCGCGCCCGAGGTGGGCGGTTCCGGTGGCGGTGACAGTCAGGACGATCTGGTGCAGCTGTCCGGCGGTGGACGCCGCCAGTCCGGTGGCGACGGCGGTCAGGGTCCGGGCGGTGCTTCGCGTGAGCGAGGCCGCACCCGCGGCGGTGACTGTGCGCTTCACGGTGGCAGCGCGGCCGAGGACGGCGTTGCCGGTCGCGGTGACCGTCAGCGTGACGGAGTGCATCGACCCCGACGCCCACGATGCCGCGCCCGTGGCGGTGGCCGCGAACGTCCGGGCCGCAGCCCGGACCTGCGCGAGTGAGCTGGTGGCCGTAGCGGCCCGGGTCGCGCCGACTGCGCGGCTGGCCGTGGCTGAGCCTGTGGCGGTGATGGTGAGGACGAGTTGCCGGCCACGGCCGCCGATCCACGAGCACGTGCCTGTCGCGGTCGCTGCGGCAGTGCGTGCCACTGCCCGGCCGAGCGAGGTGCTGCCGGTCGCGGTGGCATAGCGGCCGACGCCGACGCCCTTGGACTGGGACGCGGTGCCAACTGCGGTGACGGTGGCGAGCAGGTGTCGGGCGCGCGATCCGGCCCAGCCGGCCGAGCCCGTCGCGGTAACGGAAAGTGCGCGGGCGACTTGGCGGACTGTGCTCGGCGTCCCAGTGGCCGAGGTGGAGCGTACCGCGCCGACCCCCCGGGCCACGATCGCCGCGCCCACTGCCGTGGCTGTCAGCAGCACCACCCGGGCCTGCCGCACCAGCAAGCTCCCGACGCCGGTCGCGGTCACGGCCATTGTCTTGCCGACGCCACGGGCCGCAAGGCCCGTGCTGGTCGCTGCTGCGGTGAACGTCTGGCCGACGGCGCGGGCCAGGGCGGGCACCGCAGTGGCGGTGGTCTGCTGGCCGACGGCGGGAGAGCACAGGAGTGTGCTGTTCGCGGTGGCCGTTGCGGTGTAGGTCGCGTTGTAACTGATGCCGCCGGCCGGGGTGAGCGCGACCGCCGCCATGACCGCGTCGGCGAGCGCCTGGCTGGCCTTCGCGGTCCACGTGTAGGTGCCTGCGGTCACGGCGGAGGAGGTGTCGCCGACGGCGAGGGACGCGTCTGCGGAACCGGTGTTCGCGACGGTGGTGCGCTGCGCGGTGCCGGTGGGCGTCGTCCACGTCGAACCTACTGCCGAGCCGCGGTCGGAGTAGATCTGCACGACCCAGTCCGCGCCGCCGGTCGTGGTGAGCGACGGCGTGGTGTGGGAGCCGGAGGACCCGGACTGTGCGGCGACGGCCGACGTCTCGATCGGGGAGGAGGTGTTGACGCCGGCGTAGGCGACCGTCGACAACAGGATCTTCATCGACGGGGAGACCGTCCATGTGTACGACGACGGCTCCGACGACGCGATCCGGTACCAGCCGTCCAGCGTGCAGTTCGTCGCCGTGACCGGGAAACCGGTGATGCGGGTCCAGTCGGAGGCGACGTTGAACGCCCCACCGGAGGTGTTGAGCACCCCGAACGTGAGCAGCAGGTTGCCGTTGGCCACCCCGGCCGGGACGTTGACCGCAAGCGCGGAGGCGGTGTTGGTGACGGCCGTCGTCCCGCCGACGTAGTAGATCGCCTGGTGCGTGGTCGACGTGGACACCGACGCCGTACCGGTCGCGGTGACGGCGGCGTTCTTGCCGACGGCGCGGG